TTAATAACTTCTCATTTACCTTGGTGCCAAGTTTATTTATAAGGTTCTGATGGTCACGAATGACGTAAGCATCAGAAAATCCCAACATCTTACCGTCCCTTGAAACGTTTTTCCTTAAAATAAGGGGGATGATGTTGGGCTTGTAATAAGGAATCTTTGTTTTCTTAAGTACTTCTGTTTCTTTTATCTCCCCGTCTTCGGCTTCTATGGACTCCATAATGGGTTCAAATGCAGGGATAATCTCGCCATCCTGCAAAATAATAGGGTGGTCAAGCTCTTCATAGCCTAAATCGGTCTTTTTAAACTTCTTTGAGCCACATTCACACACCTCACCGGTCTTGGGGCGACCACATTTCTCACAGACTTCCTGTTTTCGTGCCTGATAATCTTCTAAATCCTCTAAAACGTAGTCCTGACACCAAATAAAACGTCCAATTCCACCCTTGTCATTGCGGTAGAATGCGATATTTACAGTAACAATGTCTGTTACCTGACCTGCTTCGGGGTTATTTCGTATCTCAGCTCGCTCTTCTCCGGCGCCTTGTACGTCTACGCCATACTTTTTCTTAACAAATTCCTTTGTTTGTGCTATCTGAATAAAGCAATAGTCCATTTCATCAAGGTCTACGCATCCAGGCTGTGGGATAACCTGACGGGGATGTATCTCTGATACCTCAACATCGCCTAAAGTACAGTGGAAACCCTTTGTGGAGTCCCATTCAACCATTAAAAAGTCACCTCCGACGACGGGGGTGACTCTTTCTTGGATGTCATTTATTAAATAAAACCTATGCTCACGGACGAAATTGGATAACCAATGCTCTATGGAACGTGCCAATTTAAGGTCTTCCTCGTGGATAGGGGTGACTTTAGGCATTGGGATAGAGGAATCAACCTGTGATTCTATCAATTCATACGTGATATTACGAACCTGGGACGCTTCTTTCTTGGCAGACTTGTCATTTGTCTGAACTTCACGGGAACCGGTGTATAAATTCTCATTGCTTTTCATTAATTTTAGTTCAGGCTCGTAAGAAGAGTGTGCTACTTCTAATCGGTTCTGCCATTTTACTAATTTTTTGTTCTTTTCAGGCTCGGTAACTTTCATAACAAGTTTATCCATTAGACTTTTTAACCTCATTTTGGTTCTCCGTATTTTCTTAACAACAGTTCTTTGTCTGCTTCACGGGCATTTTCGTAGTCTTCCCACATGTCATCAGTCCATTCACGGCGTATTGCCATGTCAATGACATCAGCAGGGTGAACAAACCATACACAGAAACTTCTGAGGGAATCTACATCGTGCGTTAGGTCATGTGGGTCTTTTGCGTATACGTTGGGTTTCTTTTTGTCTTTCTGTATCTTGGAAAGGCATCGGTATAAATTAGGAGCAGCACCGTCTAAAATCGTTAGCTTTGATTTCTTAGGGTTGCCATCTGCATCTTTTCGGGGTTCTAACCAGGCTTTCATGCCGGCGCAACCACTTTCAAAGTTACGAGATGTTTGGGTAAGAGGGATTCCATTATTTGAGAAATGTAATGCCCTTGACATTCCCGTTAATTGCTCCCTTGACCACAGGTCCGAAGGCGCAAGATATTGGTAAATCTCTTCTCCGTCTGACATCTTACGGATAATGTCACATGCTGCACGAATCGTTGTGTTTGGTGCGTCGTATTCTCTGTAAACTTGAGCATCGCCGTTTCGGTCTACGGAAATCCAGTGAGCAGAGAACATATCTAATCCATAGTCAAAAGCCACATATCTTCGGACAACACCTTCCATTTGGTCTTTTGAAAGTGTGTTTTGGTAATTCACTTCCGGGAAGAATGAACCTCCAGGGACTTTTAATGCTTCTTCTATGGTCGCAGGGTACTCTTGTGTGATGTCATCACCCATTGACCTTTTGGTTTCGTCATACCATTCTTCATCTCGGCGTGGGTCTGCTGACCAGGGGATGAAGATTTTATTAAAACCATTGTCCTGATTGGTGAAGAGGTTCTCAAATAAGGTTCCTCTCTCAATCGTCGACAAACCGATTATCTTACCACCTGTGGGTCGGTTGATAACAGGGTAAATGGCTTTCCATATCTCTTCTGCCCATTGCTGGAATGCCCACTCATCAAGGATGATTAAATCGGCAGTAAAGGAACGTCCTGCTGAGGGTGATGAAGGAAAGGCTTGAAAGATACACGGAGGTCCATCAGGCCATGTGACTTCGATTGACATTGAGGTCTGTTTAAATGTCGGACCACTCCATCCTGCCTGAACTTGTACTTGGTCATAAATCAAAGGGCAATTTCTTAGAATCACGCCTAATCTTCTTACAAGTTCTTTGGCTTCTGCTTCTGACCTTGACAATGCAATGACGGTACGACCAGTGAATAATGTGATATACCAGGCTGCCACATGTAACGCCAACCAGGTGATGCCTAACTGACGAGCTTTAAGAATGATGTTCTTGCGGTTAGCCATAATTGAATGAATGGCTTCCCTTTGTGCATCCCACATCTTAAAGGGTTGGATTAGTTCATCAGCATCTTTATCTTCTATATGGCCAAAGTAATCAATGAAGAAATCTATTGACTCTCTGCATTTATCTTGTGCCGTCTTTAATACGTCCTTAATTTCCATAAAAAAAAGAAGCTCTTTTTAGCTTCTCCTTTACTCTCTTATGTATTCGTTTTACAGTGGACAGGGAAATGTTCATTCTCTCTGAACACTCCTCTAATGTATATCCCTTTGACTTTAACTCAAACAATGTCATCTCTTCTTGTGTAAAGTTACACTCTGTGCGATAGTATTCTAACTCTACTGAGATGAAGTTACTTATGTTCGTGTCATAGTCTTGCTCCTGGTTAGCGTGGCTAACTGATTGTGTGGGGGAAAAAATTATCTATGGGGCTATATAGGACCCTTTTTATAAAATCCGTTTCCAATGAGGAGGGGAGGGGGAGGGGGTACCCCGGAGGGACCGGCTCCACATTATCAACAGAAAAATATCAAGCTCCGGCCTTATCAATTCAAATTATCATAGCATCATAAACAATTCAAAAGGGTAACCGGTTTTCTGCAAAATCAATATGTTGTGGTGTAGTCGGATATAACCCCGGGATTTTTTGATACCACTATACCATATGTTGTGTTTAGTTCAATCGAACATATGATTTTAAAATCGCATTAAATCCGTATTTAATACTATTTTAGTCCTTTTTCCCTTTATCTAAGGCCATTGTTAAGGCTTCTAATAGTTTTCTATCGTTATCTGTTATCGTGTTGGATATATCGGCTTGAATAGTATCCACTGGCTTATCTCCGGCCGTATCTCTTATGAATTCCATTGCTTTTATATTGCCCTTAGTGGCTACTTGGTGCGCTTTTAATAGCATTACATTATAAGCATTCTTATTTTCCGGTGTATATCCTAATATCTTTTGTGTTTCCTCAGTGGTTAAGTCGCTGCTTAGTATATCAGTCAATAGGTCCTTAGCGTGTCTGAATTCCTTCTTTTTCTTTACGCTGTTTTTTCCGCCTTTGCTTGATAGTTCTTTAAAGTTCTCTCTCTCATTTAAAGGCGTGCCGGTCAAGTTGGCCAGGCTTTTCTCATTGTATTTAATTTTGTATGTTTTCCCGGTCTTGTTTTCCATGTTTAACCCTTCCAGGCAATTCAACCTATTTTTTCCTTATAATGGAAGAAACGCTTTTGTCAATCCTATTCCCTTCCACTATTTCCAAGGCTTTCCACTAGTTTCAATAAATAAAAAAGACAACCTCTATCGGCTGCCTTCCTAGATATATACTACCATATAACTACACTGAAAAACAATGAAATTTCCCTATTTTCTAGGCGTTTCCGCTGTTTTCCCTCTTATATTATCGTATATCGCTATATGCAAATTGCACAAAAACAGTCCTTTAATCTTGTGCAACATTACATATTGCATTCTGTATCGTATAGCGCTATACTAAGACCATAAAGCAACGGGCCGACAACCTTCCAAAGAGTAAAGGATAAAACACAACTCATTGTTTTATAAAACCACTAAACCAAACCAACTTAAGAGGATGAAAAAATGAAAGTATCTATTAGTGACGGAAACTCAAAAATGGGCGCTATACCTTCAGTATCTTTACCGCCGGTTATCACTTGCAAGCATTGCGAGTCATGCGCTAAAGATTGTTACGCGAAAAAGCTTTACAGAATGTACAAGCAAACAAGGGCTGCATATGACAGAAACCTGGAAATATTAAAAGCGGACCGCGACGAATACTTTAGACAGGTAAAGGGCGCTTGCTTGATGAGTAGATATTTCAGGTTTCACGTATCCGGCGATATAGTCGACGCGGATTATCTTGATAGAATGGTTAGACTTGCCAGGGAATGCAAAGGGACTGAAATATTAGCATTCACGAAAAATTATGAGGACGTTAACGAATACTTTGAAATTCACAGGAAACCGAAAAATTTACACTTGATTTTCTCCCTTCCTTTTGACGGAGCACAGATTGATAATCCGCACAATTTACCCACCGCAGCCGTTATCTTTAAAGGCCAGGACGTGCCGGATAATTACAAAATCTGTGGCGGAAATTGTACAGAATGCGCTTGCCGCGGCGTTGGATGCTGGCAATTAAAGAACGGTGAAACTATAGCATTTCACAAACACTAAACCACTAAACCATAGGAGGACTAAAAAATGAGTAGACAGAACATTAATGAGATTATGAAGGACCTGGCAAATTATCAGAGATTAGCAGAGGAAACCGCACAAATTATCGACGGCCTGAAGGACCAGCTTAAGAACTATATGACGGACGAAGGCCTGGATACTTTAAACGGGGACGAACACAAGGCCACATATAAAGAGGTTACCTCTTCACGTGTTGACACTTCAGCTTTAAATAAGGAACTGCCGGAAATAGCGGAACGCTACACCAAGACCACTTCCACGATGAGATTTACATTTGCATAGTTAAAAACCGCCTAAAGAGTCGAAAACTCTTTGAAACCTGGGGCCATATACTAGTGAGGACGCGCCGCGGCCAAAAGACTTGAAGATGCCCCAGGAGGCGGAAAATAAGAAAAAGAGGCCCGGTAACCAGCCGGACCCCTAACCACTAAACCAAACCCCTATAGAGGAGAAAGGCTTTAATAATGATAACACGAATGAATGTAAAAGACAAGGCACGCAAGACCGCAGCAGCTTTTTTGATAGACAACGCAAGGAAAAACCGTAACCGTATATCAAGATTTTAGGAGGTGCAAGCCATGATGAATTATGATTATAGGCCGGATGAGATAGCTAATACTTTGTACGAACTGGCAAGAGATATGGACTGGGACTCAGAATATGAGGAGGACACAAAAAACGAACTGACTGAAGCGTTAACCTGGCTCCTGGGTACTTGTCAGAATGAGTTAAACAGTGAGTATTTCAGGACTTTATACAGAACACTTGACACAATAGCTTATAACCACAGATTAGCGGAGGTGTAATTATGGGTACAACTTTTACAAACGCTAAATACTACAAAAATGGCAAGGTTGATAGAAAAATGGAGTGCGACTCACAACTGAATTTTGAAACTGAGAAAACCACAAACAGAGTCTTAAAATCAACCATGAAGGGCAGCGTTTACTACGCAGCAGTTGAAACCGTACAAAAGGAAACTGGAAAACGTGAAGTGTGGGCGGCTGTTTTCAAGACCTACGGCCAGGACCGTAAAGACCCCTATTTTAACTTTGGATACAAGGGTATGGATGAGTCAATGGGACCTTGCTACTATGATTGCCCGGCCTCAATCCTGGACCTGTTAACTCCTACAGACAGCGAATACGCTAATAATTGGCGTGAAAAATGCAGGAAGGGTAAAAAGCATATCGAAATAGGCCAGTCTGTTAAATGGACACGCTGGAACGGGGAAACCAAAATCTTAGTTAAACATGCTCCAATGTATCAGTTCAAAACCTGGTTTTGGTATTGCCCGGATACTAACACATACGTTTCCAAAAAACTTGTAAAAGATGAGTCTATTGAGCTTATGGAGGTGTAAATGAAATATCACGGCCACGAAATAATCAAGGTCCCGGAAGACCTGGGAGAAAACGACGCAAGGCGTAATGCAGTTTATAAGATATTTAAGGACGGCGTGTATAAAGCCACTGCACTAACGACAGGTACAGCTAAGGACTACATAGACACTGGATACAACGAAAACTATTTATAGGAGGACTAATTATGACAACATTACAGCAGATTTTATGTGTTATCCCGGCAATGACAGAAGTTGTAGTTCAAAATGGCAATTACGATACGATTTATAGAGGAATCTGTTCAAACTTTAAAGCAAATGCAGAGTGGCCTGGAGCCGTCCACGTGGATGATTTTTTAAACAGTGAGGTTGAGTCTATTTCTCCAAATGCGGACCGTTCCTACGGTGATACCTGGCCATATATAAGCATCAAACTTCATCCGTATTGCTATATAGTCACTGCAGAATATCAGAACGGTTTCAAGGACACAACAGTCCTTAAGAACTTTAATTTTGAGGAGCTGGAGGCTGAGTGGCGTAACCTTCAGAACGCAATGAATAACAGCCCGGCAATCAAAAACTACAGCATCGAAAAAGGGGGTATTTGTTAAATGTTTAAAATGTACGACTTAAGAACCGGTGAAGAGGTATCGGATGTAACAATATCTAACAGGGAATACGCAAGAGAACTTATTGAAGAGATTTTGGAAGAGATGGAGGAGGCTTACTAATGAAAAAGGTTAAAATAATCGGAATTATTGTCGGAATCATGGTTATCGGCTGGCTTATTCACCGTTCTGAACTGATGATGGGCATATGTTTGAATATGAGTGGTGACGGACACCTTTACAACGGTGAATCATACTACAATTACATTTCTTATAAAGGAACTGGAGCCGGTCCTGATGATATAGTTGTTACTTACGACCTTTTAAACCCTTTCAACCTGGCAGATGATGATATTTTGATAAGACATGACATGATAATTGGCAGATGGTATGGAAAAGCACGTTGACGTATTGCACGATACGATGTATGATTGACCGGGAGGGTGAAAAATGAAACGTACATATACAGAACAGAACCAAAAAGAGCTTGATTTCCTGGCCAAAATAGGCGATAGGGAAATGACCCCGGACGAAGTTAAGGAACTGCAGAGAATACGCCAAATGGCACGCCAATATCAGTGGATAAAGTCACACCGTGACCGACTTAATACATGGCTGCCTTTAGGATACAAGGCCAAGCTGGAATCTATGGCCGAGGATAAAGACCTTGCTTTGTCAGATTTCCTGCGGAATATGATTGATGCATCGTTCAAAGGGTCTACGCCCTATAATGCTATCCTAGAGTTGTATAATCATCTCAATCTATCTGATACGATTGATGAGGACCTTATGGAAGGCAAACTAAGACTTGATAAGCATAAAGGCCAGTCAGCCTGGATTTATGATGATGGAGAAATAATTGGTGGAATATATGCCAATAACACCTGGATAATAAATAAAGACGAAATAAAAGCCTCTGAATAAATCAGGGGCTTTCTTTCATAACTTATGCGCTTTTTCCGGCATCTCTATGTTCATTCTTTTTCTCCTTATACTTGTAAACCAAATCTCTAACAAGAAATCCGTATATAAATCCCATAAGGAATATTGCAAGACTGAATAAAATTAATGATATAGCCATTCTATTTCTCCTGTTTTTCTTCCATTATCCATCTTAATACATCACAATAGCCTCTTTTTATTCCTATGGGGAAACTTTTACCGAAATTGCATTTTTCCAGTTCATTGTTTAACCTTTCGATTTCATCTCTCAGCTTTTTCTCTAGCCATTCAAGATTATCTTCTGCTGTCATTTATTCCTCACTTTCTGCCTTAACTGTATGTTGTACCCCTATCTCATCATACTTGATTAACTCATTGACATATAAAGCCATTCCGCAACCTGTTATTGTTCTGTCGGTCAACCTTGCCATACAGACTTTGAGATAAGGACATTCAAATCCATCTTTTGTTTTACATGGTATGATGGCTGTCATTTCTCGTTCTCCTTATCTGCCTTGAAAACAAAAGCATCATTCTCGATATATAGTGTTCCGTCTTTTTCCTGAAGCAAAGGTTCTGTTCCGTTATAGCATTTGACTTCTATGTCCATGCGCTTTATGATTTCAGAATCACCTACATAAGCCAATAACTCGTTATCTGAATTTACTATTGCATATGTCATTTTGCGGCCTCATAAGTTTCTTCAAATATATCTTTACGGCAAGGATAAAACTCGCCCTTTACGCCTTTGATGATATAGTCGCCTTCTTTTGCTTGCATATCACCCTCTAATGTGTGAATGGTTACAAACAGCATTGGTCTATCTTGTCCAGCTTCGTAAGCTGCGGTGTAATATTCAATTTGGCAAGAATCTCCTACAAACTCTTTAATTTCTGTGGGGTTTGCGTTAATCTGTACTGCTTCAATTTCAATAGGTTTCTTTGTATACTTCATTTCTTACTCTCCTTTTTTCTGTATGGTCTTTTATAGGTTTCGCTCCACCATAGAAGGGGATTGCATCCGCTATAGCCGGAAGATTCTTTGTTTGTCTTGTAATACTTGCATTGCTTGCATTTCTGCATATAGCATTGTGGAAATGGCGGCACTCTTGTTGTATCAGGTCTGAACCCGAAAGTTTGCTCAAACTTTTCTGCGTTTGTCATTCCTTTGCCTCGCTTTCTACTCCCACAATTTCAAGGAATACGTCAACTATTCTGCCATGTGGTTTATCAATTAAATTCTTACGTATTTCGCTTTCGGGAATCTGAATGTTAAACATTCTTTCTCTTTCATCATAAGTGCATGAAAATTCAACCTTGTTTTGAATGATTCCGACTTTCATTCCTCATCCTCGCTTTCTGCCTTGAATTTATAACCGCATTTATGACATATAGGGCTATACACTATTGTCCTTTCTTTGCACATAGGACACAGATTATATTTGGATACAAAATTACAAGGCCTTATCTGCTTTTCGCATTGAGAAGTATCTCTTAAACACAAATCACACAAATCACTATTCATTTATTCCTCGCTTTCTGCCTTGTATGGCAAAGGTAAAGGCATCCAGGCTATCGGCTCAAAATCTTTATCAATAACAAAATCTTCTGTCCACCATTTTCCAGCCTCAAACCATGCTATATAAGGACAGGCATTAAGATACACTAACACTTCTTTATTATCCGATGGCAACCTCTCACTAACAGGAATCCATCTTGGCTCTTGCTTTAATGCTTTGATTGCCATATCAAGTGCTTCGTTTTCTGCATCCTCAAACCTGTCAACATAACTGCTTTCCAATAACCCTTTTAAGTTTTCTATTGCTTCTTCCTTAGTCATTCTGTACCGCCTTTCTTATATGGGGCATTCCATGTCTCCTGACTTATAGAAAAATACATCTTCCCATTTTCAACGTGTACATCTATACAATCATTGTCAATGTCAATTAACATTTCAAATACATCACCATTAGTTGCATTGTTGGGAATGGGTGTGGCGTTTCTTATAGCCTTAACAATTTCATCGGGATGACAAACAAGGTCGCAACAAACATAATCGGGTATATCAACAATCAATCTCATCTGCGTTCTCCTTTGCTTTGTCCCACATCGGACACATTAAGTGAAAGTGTCCATCGCCACCTTGCTCAGCCCACTCGCACATTCTTAATGGGGCTATCTGATGCATACAGTTCTTACATCCTTTGTAGCCTGTCTTTTTAATAAGTTTTTGTGTTTCACTGTCTGAAATGTGTAAGCTCATTTCTTCCTCCTATCCCAAAGGTATGTAGTAAATCATCAGTGCTGATACAACAATATAAACAATCCATATTATGATTACCCATACCTTTTTCACTTTTTCCTCCTATCCCATATAAAAACCACAATAGATACCAGTGCAAGTAAACCCAGGAATATCAATCTGCCTATGTATGGGTCTTGTTCAAAGCTGAATATGTATTCAGGGTTCATTCTTCCACCTTCCCAGGGTTTCAAGCTGCTGCAACTGGCCATAAGTCAATTTCATTTTGCTTGCTATATTCCCCATGCGTTCTAAATCTTCCATTGTGTTTGTATGCTTTGGTTCCGGTCTTCTTCTGCCGTGAATATATTCATCAGGTAATTTCTCCATTATGCGTATCCTCTCGTTTCTCCTGTTTGGTGCCATTTATTGTCACCATAATTGTTGTAGGTAAAGACATATCCTTGCATTGCTTCATCAAACATAACCTTTTGGACGTTAGGGTATTTCTCTTTTATCTTCTCAAGGGTTAAGGGCTCATCGTATCCCAGGCTAAGGAAAATAACGTCTATTGACCACTTAAATTCCGACAGTCCGTTTTTGTTCTGCTCTACACAACTGATGATGTATAAATTACCGTCATAAAATGTAAATTCTTCAGGCTTTCTCATATCTTTAACCCCTCTATTGCTTTCCTGGATACCTCGTAAATATTCCTTTCAGTGTCGCCGTACTTGTCTGCAATTTCTGCGTATGTCATTCCGGAGATAAAATGCATCTCCAATACGGTCCTTAATTTCTCTTTTTCGACCCCTGAAATAACATCCCTTATAACTTGTCGCTTGTGCTGGATAACGCTTATTTCTGTGTCAATTTCGTGGGTTATTTCGGCTATGGCTACTGCGCTTCTCTCTACTTTTGATTCGTCAGATGAAGCATGAGGCATTCCGTCTGAAACTGAGTTGACTTTTGTTCCTATAGCAAACCACTTCTCTCGTTCCAATAAGAGTGCTTCCAGCCTTGCTGTGCAGTTTTGATACTGTAATAAAAAGTTACGCTTCTGTCTTGTGTTCATTGTCGTACCCCACCTTGTCAAATGAAGCTCTTCCAAACGCTATTTCTCCCCAGTGATTTAAAGGGATTGTTCCG